GATCGGCTTGGAGGCATCGGCGGACTTCTTAGCAGGCATCTTGTTTGCCTTGACGACAGAGGAAGAAGACGACATTTCTAACGCGTTGGTATACTCTTACCCTACCGCGGTCATGTAAACCGCTTCCGCCAGGAACGGGGGAGGGGGGCGGCGTGTATACTGCAGCAGGTGTTGCTTGGCGCGAACATAGTAGGTTCTGTAGGCGACCACGGGGTCTTGATTCTTGTATTCGTCCGGCATGGCTGGCTTGGGAGGCGTCCACTCCTCGGGCAACCCCGGTGGACTGTGCATGCAGAGCCACACAAGGTGCTCCTCACACCTGTGGTGCTTGGAATACCGGTAGGTATACTCCTCACAGAGCTCCAGACCGAGGCGACAGAGCCAGCGGTAATTGGCAGCGGACTCGCGAGCCCACTTTGCGGAGGGGTGGTTGGGATGGGTCTTGCGATAGGCGGTCTCGGGCATGGGTGTTCCGGACAGCCAGTGGGCTGTATAGAGCAGTTGGCAGGTCTCAAGAATCATCTTCACGACGTGTCGGTCGCAGTGAAGACGAGCCGCTTCTGCGGGGTCAAGGGATAGGAAGAAGATATTCATGGTGAGGTGTCTGATACCCTGTTCCTACCAAACCCGTTTTCAGCAGCGGTAGAGTGCCGACAAGACCATAAACATAAAGTCATAGGATTTGCTTTCCGTGAGCATGAATATGATCGCATTGAGGGTGGTCAGAATGAACGAGTTGGGTGTCAGGGTCTTGGAGCTGTGGATACCGCGAGTGCAGTACGCCAATGCTCGATGGGGTTTCTTGTGCATCTCCCCTAGGTCTGCTGCCAAGAAACGGAACATGACCACCAGATTCTCCTTGGTCAGGTCCACAAACATGTTGGGATGGACGTCCTCAAACCCATAGAAGCGGAATATCTGACACGCGACTGTCCACCTACGAAAGACGCGATCCGCTGTAGGGACACCGGATTCCGATACGAGCGCCATACCCCTCCTGCGGCGATACACCCACAACTTGCGCATGCGCTGCTTGACTTCGTGAGATAACTCCACCTTTGTATACGGATTCGTGGGTTCAATGGACCGCGTCATCCAATCCCACAAGGTACAAAAGTCAAACCACCATATCCTCCCTGCCTCCTCTAGTCCCACGTAGTCAAATGGGTCTTGACGATTCTTATCGACCATGGTGGCAAGGTCTTCATCATTCACACACTCACCCCTGCGCAATACACCGGGTCCACACAAGGCAATGTAGTGCCTGACCCTCCACCCCCGAAAGATGGCTTGAAAACGGACAAGAGGCAATGTCCGGTCCTTCACAACCGCTGCCCATAACCTTGGCTCCTTGGTCGTGCGATGCCGCCCACACAAGGTATGTCCCATTAACGCATTGTGTGGACACTGGTCATCCGACTTCTTGTTCTTGGTAGATGCACACCGCGGCATCCTTTGATTGACGGATAGAGTTTCTTGAAAACTGGAAACGTGCGCTAAAAACGGAAACCGCTGCCAGATGGGGTATGCCTCTTACAACCCGAGTAAAATGTCTGCATCTGCCATCGTTTCTTCTGAGACTCTCGACATCACGCGCGTCACCATCGGCGAGATCCGTGCCAACAAGGCCGGAGGTAAGACTGTCCCCATCCGCTACAATGGACAGAACTTCCAGGTCCGTATTCCTCGCATCTTCTACCCCGCGGGTGTCGTGACCCGCACCGACGACCAGGGCAAGAACAGCTACAGCCTGCTCGCGTCCCTCAAGGGTTGTGATACCTTCGTCAAGCAGCGCGCAACGCCTGATCTGGGCGAGATTGGGCAGCTGTACAACTTCATGCTGGACCTTCAGGAGAAGATCATCCAGCATGCGATTACGAACAGCGGCAAGTGGTTCGGCAAGTCCAAGTCGGAGGCGGTGCTCCGTGAGACGATGAAGCCGATTCTGAATCCTAGCGTGGAGAAGGTGAATGGCGAGTGGGTGCCGAGCGGTAAGTATCCGCCTAGCCTTCGCATGAAGATCTCGGTGTGGGATGGCCAGGTCAGCCTGGATGCCATGGACCCGAACGGTGAGTCCATCGCGGTGACGCTGGACAACATTGAGCAGGTGTTCGCCAAGCGCATGGAGGGCCGCATGGTCATCGCGCCGAGCATCTATGTGACGGGCACTGGCTTCGGTGTCACCTGGCGTGTCGTGCTGGCGAAGATCTTCCCGCCGACTCGCGTCACGGCCCGGGCGGCGTTCGCGGACATCAAGGAGCCCGACGAGGAGCAGCAGGAGGAGGAGCTGGACGAGGACACGGTGAATGTCCCGGTCGCGGAGGCACGTCCGCCTACTCCCGAGGAGCAACCGGCTCGGTATTCGGCAGCTGCTGCGGCTCCGGCAAAGACGCCCGGACGGAAGCGGGCGGCTGTGGCTGCAGCCATGTGAAGACCTTGGAGCCAGTCGGAGGCGTGTGAAGTGTGAGAGATTCATCAACAAAGAACACCTTGGATAGGTTAACCACATCCAAGTGAGATTCAGTACAACCAGCGTGGAGTGGCTCAAGAGAAGCCCACGCACACTTTTCACATGAGTACATCGTTGGAGGGGTCAGGATCATGTCAGGGCTGAATACGCGCACAGAGCTCTTGAGGCATCGCTCCAGCACCTTGCGCGGAGTCGTCCACCCTTCGGCTGTGAACTGCTCAAACACGGATTCAGGAAGGACGGTCCAAATGCTGTCCCCCACCTCCCATCCCTTTTCCTGTAGGAGCGTGGCAAACGGGCTCTCATAGTACCAGCGAAGGTGCACATCTGCATGGTCTACCAAGTCGTGCTCGGCTAGACCTACGCGGTCCAGGTCTTCATCGTAGAGCCAATACACATTGGCATGCGTGTAGGTCGGGTCGCGACGTCCACGATACACTTCGCGCCCATCCATCGTCCACAGGTCAGAGACCACATCAATGTCGTGCTCTGTAATGTCCGTGGAGACCGGGTAGACCACCTTGCGATCAATGGCAGATAACATTGTTACCTATGCCCACTTAATCAAACGAGACCACAACGCGGACATCGTGACGGCGAACCGACTTGGTTGCGGACCGGGACAGCTCGTGGCGCTTGCGACGACCCTCCTCCGTATTGGTCACAACCTGGGAGCATGCCTCCATATCCGCATGAATCTCATCGTAGTGCTCCGTCAGGTAATCCAGAACCTCGTCCTGCACCGCCCACTCAAAAAAGTTGAGCTGCCCCACGGTCGTGTCCAGCCCACGAAACTGGATTCGCTTCCACCTGCAGAAGGGGTCGAACATCTTCTTGTTATACGCCTTGAGGTGTGCCTTGTAGACCAGATACACGATGACGTGCTTATTGTCCTTGGTCAGGAAGGACACATTCTGCTTCTTGGAGTAGTTGGTCACAAACCAGTCAATCAACCGCAAGCTCAACTTGGACTCGCCCTTGAGGATGGACTGCACGCGGGCAAAGGTGTCGGGGTTGGCATAGAAGGTCTCCAGTCGGTGCAGTACCCACTGCTCCTTGCTTTGAATCAAAGTGTCCGTCATACCCAATCTGTGTTTCACCAGTGAAAATGAGTTTAGGAGTTCAACGCAAACTAAACGCAATGGATGAAGCCCTCACTACATGGCTCTGGGACGGGCCGTTCACTCACCTTCAAACACGGATCCGACAGTTCGTACACTTCTGCGCAGGTCTGGTGCCTCTTTCTCATCGTGTGCTTCGTCGTCATGCTCTGGCTCGCGTCCATGAGTTGATGAAGGGAGAGCTTGGACGCAGATGGGCTCGTGATCGCAACGTGCGGCGAGTCATTCGCATGTATGGCGAGAATGACCAGCGAACGGCTGCGTGGCACACCAAGCGGGGGCAGATGATTACTGCGTCGGAGTTGGGCGCCATCTTCACGGGCGGTGAGACCCGGCGTTCGGTCATGGTGCGCAAACTGGACCCCCCTGCTCCTTCCAATGGACCTCCGTGCGCGCCTCTGATTTGGGGCACGCGGTTTGAGCCCATTGCCAAGCAGATTTACGAGGAGGAGACCAACTGCTCCATCACAGACGTGTCGTGTGTCCAGCATCCCGTGTATGCCTTCCTCGGTGCCTCACCTGACGGAATCCTCTTTCCGAAGGACGAGGTATCTCGCTCCATGCGCCGCGGGCGGCTGGTGGAGTTCAAGTGTCCCTTCTCCCGCGTGGCCAAGGACGGCGTGCCTGCAGCGTATATCCACCAGATGCAGATGCAGATGGAGTGCACGGGCATTGACGAGTGCGAGTATGTGGAGTTTCGGTTCAAGCAGGTGTTCTATGCAGAGTGGGTCGCCTTTCAAGGACGCAAGGGCGTCTTTGTCATCTTTGAAGACGAGACCGCGAGCTATACGAAGGATGCGTCGTGGACGGAGCGCGAGAACCAGAAGGTCCACTGGATTCTGCAGTCCGTGAAGAAGGACTTTGTGCCCAAGGACCCCAAGTGGCTGCCGTCTCACTTTGACGACCTGAAGTCCTTCTGGGACGATGTGGTCAAGCATCGGGAGGCAGGGACCAAGCCAGGACCCCTACCGTCCACAACAGTAACGATAGACCTTTGACACCCATGACAACCGCCTACCGGATATCGCAGACCACTCCTTGATTGAATACTTGTCCGCCATGCTTCGGTTGCAGTTTCCGCAGATGGGATTGAGGTTGTTGATATCCAGCGTGCCCCCCTTGCTCTCTGGAATGTCGTGTCCACACTCAAAGTCAAACACATTGATCACGTTCTCGCACCAACGGATTGTGCACTTGTGTGAAAACACGCGTCCACAATACGCTATCCACACCTGCTGCCGAAGAGCTCCTGGTATTTTCTGTTTAGGTGGCATTGGGTTTATTCCGTCTTCTCCTGTAGACGACCAGGAGGAGGACCGCCTGTCAAGTGGAGGTAGGCGCGGTAGGCATTCACCTGAAAGGGCGTCTGCGTGCCCTCAAGCGGCGGGCTCTTGACTACGGGCGGAGGCATGTGGTTTGTCCGCTGCGCATAACTGGAATCCATCGTGACATCCGTGCGAACCACACCGCGCAGGTCATTGAACTCCGGGTCGGGGCGCTTGGCTTCCGAAGAAAAGAACGTCAACCATGCAAGCCAAACAGCTACCAGGGCTACAAGAAGCACAAGAAGCTCAGTCATTGTTTAGAGACCCCGAAAAAAAGGGATTGTTTCGTCTCTTGCTCAACAACAAGTATGGCACCCTCCGAGGAAAAGGCACTTGAGACCCTGCGACTCTTCTTCAGCCGTCGCGCACTTCCGACTGAGACGACCCGCATCACATCCGAGGACATTGATAAGGTAAATCTCTACACCATCGGCAAGGTGCTGGTGCTCTTCAACCAGAAGCAGTCCACGACCATTCCCGACATTATGGGATATCGCAAGTTTGCGAACGAGCATGGATATACACAGGGCATGGTGATTGTCTCCAGGTCCAAGCCATCCGATAATGCGCTGTTGAACATGAAGGCGGCGGCAAAGGACAGGGTGCAGTTCTTCTACCTGCCCGAGCTGCAGTATGACATCACGCAGTCAAGGTGGTCCATGCCCCACCGAATCCTCAAGCCCGACGAGGTCACGTTGATGTTGAAGGAGAAGAACATCACCAAGCCCGAGACACAGCTGCTCTCGATTGACTCGCAGGACATTCAGGCGCGGATAATCGGGGCGATTCCGGGTGATATCGTGGAGGTGATTCGGCATAGCGACACGGCAGGTCAATCCAAAGTATGGCGCTACTGTGTGCAGGACGCAAATGTTGTCTGAACACAATGAGTACTCCGGGAGACGTTGCGGATGGGCAGTTGATGGACTTGGAAGCCCAATACCAAAGTGTAAAAGCCGACTATGATGCCAAGGTGTCTGCTGCCCTTGCCATGACGTCGGCAGCCGACATCAATGCATCCATGCCCGGCATCCTGTCAGCGAAGCAGACAATGATCGGGATTGTCAATCAGATGGTGTCCCTGACCACACAGCTAGACACGCCCGACCTTGACTCCAAGCGACAGGATCTGCTTAGACGATTACATGACCTGCAGGTGCAATACAATCTACTGGCATCTAGCGATGACCATCTCAAGACCCTTCAACGAATCCGGGAACGTGAGGAGGAGAAGTTTGATGGACCCTTTTACTTCTTCGGCGGGCTCTTTGCACTCGCATGTGCCGCTCTGGTCGGGGCGGTGATGGTCAAGAAATCTCAGTAGACCCCGTGAACAAAGACGCCAAACACACCAATTACGCATGCCGCAACTGCCTTTGCGAGCATCACGGATGTATCCGTCACCTTATCTGCTGTGACAACTTCGGCCTTCTTTAACGTATCCTTCAAGGTAGGCAGTGTTTGTTCATAGGACGATATCTGCTCGTGAAGCGCGCTGACATCGGACCCTAGCCCAGCGTCCGCCGTGGTTGTCGCCTGAATCTGTGCCTTTGTATCTTGGACATCCTGCTGTGCCTGTGACAGCTGTGTATCCAGCTGTGTCTTTGCAGCGGCTGTTGCTTGCCCTGCAGCCGTATCGTTCGGGTTCAGCGTGGAAGCCGTGAGCAGGGTCTTGTACCTAGTTAACTGCTCCTGCAGGTCATGCGGCAACACAATGGTTGCATCTGCATTCCCATTCGGGTCGGGGACAGTCAATTGCTCGCGCGCAGATAGGTTGATAATGAACAGCAGTGTCCCTGCGAGGAAGATGAGCCACTCAAGCATTATCTCTTGGCTAGTAAACAAAATGCCTGTTCGTTCCTTCATTGAACTCGGTAACAATGGCGTTCGTCACGTGGGCTTGACATCGGACGCATCGGAGCACACTCGGTATATCCGCATGTCGGCAACGCTGGCTCCCTACCTTTCCAAGGGGGTCTCTCCGGTTCCCAATGCCCTCGGATGGAGGAGCATGGATGCGAACCGCGATGCACGTCTCATTGCGCCTATCTATGGCGTAGTTCGGTCTTTTCTTCCTAACAGAGGATAATGAGTAGCACACCTACACAGGCACAGCAGGATGCGGCGGCAGCTTCGGGCATGTTTGAGCCTGCATGGATTACGCCATCAGTACCTACCGATTCTCAAACCAGGGCGATTTTTGCACGGGTCCAGACCATGGCTGGGCTGACGCTCCAGCAGGCATATCAAGAAGCCATCGCATTCGCACGAGAGGTAAAGTCCAAGGCACAGGGGTTGATGTCAAAGCACTCTAACTTCTTCTCGACAGTCCCAGATGTAGCGACGAACCCGGTGGTCAAACTACTACAAGGCACAGACGATGAACTGACCGGAAAGATAAACTCAATCATTGCCCTGGCCGTTCTTGAAGTAGGACGGGAACTAGAGCATAGCGGTGGCGGCAAGATTGACCGCGATGCGATTACCCGAGCGGTGAATACTGGATACGACAGGGCCAATACGATTGTGAAGGACACGATCAAGGTCCCGATGAGTGCATTTAACATGCCGCCCCCTCCCCTCAAGGACCCCGACGGCAAAGGCGACCAGATAGTGTCCGAGTTTTCCGGTCTTGCACTGGAATACGGAATCAAGGCGAAGGCATTGCTAGAAAAGTACAGTGAGCCCGTCACGCGCGATGAGGTGACTCGCCTGTTGCAAAACTACTATGTGGATCAACTGAATCCAGGGTGGACGCCTGATCCTATGCCTACAACGTGTGGCGCTGATCAAATCAAGGCCTCGGATGGATTGTGCTATGCTAGATGCGTGGGCGCTGACTACACGTTCAATGACAGTACGCACAAGTGCGAGAAACGCGATGGCGAGCCGGTCGCCGTGACGGATGCGTTGAAGGGTGTGCCGCCAAAGCCGGTTACGTCTACGATTCCACGTACGTTTATTGAGTCATTCTTGGGATTTGCCGAATCGTTTACGGAGTTTCTTCCCAGTGATGGTGGCCTGTCGCAGCAAAGGGAGGCCGCTGCTGCCTACCGCGCGGCTGAGGATCGGGTTGCGCTGGATCGCGAAGCCCAGCAACAAGCCCTACAAGCACAACATGACGGCACAAACACGGAGGCACTGCACGACAACAATCGGGCCATGTACCAGTCGTCCAGGCTGAAGAAACAGACGTCCGCTATGATTGACGACTTCTTGTCCAACACTCCGTCGCCTCGGCCGGCGACGGCAGGAACTGCCGATTCAGTGGCAGCCAAGGAACGCGCTAAGATACTGAAGATTCAGGCAATGCACCTCTACGTGATTCAGGTTGCTCTGCTGACCATTCTATTCTGTCTGCTTGCGCTCTGGCTTCTGCCCGAGTGGGCTGCCCACATGGTGATTATCCTGATTCTCGCAACGGGTATCGCAGCCGCAATCTATCTTTCACAGATACAATGAGCGCACCCACACCTACGTGCCCAAATGGGGCAACTTCTTGGTTAGCATACAGCGTACTCAGTACATGCTCGTTGAATGGGCAAAATGTAGGTCCGCCAACCTGCCCGTCTGGATTTGTAGCCGATCTGGTTAAGAACACATGCACCCCAACCACTACATCTGGTACACCCATACCTACGTGCCCAGATGGAACGAAATTTATGCACTACCAGTCGCAGACAGGAGGGTTTTGCTGGAATTACAAGGAGAATACGAATCAAGGAAATCCCACCTGCCCGGCTGGCTTTATCTATACCCCCGCGATGCCGACTGCGGCGAACATGACCGACGTGGGGGCAAATATCGGGACGTGCGTAAAAGACCCCGCGATTGCCGCGGCGCAACAACAGGCCGCAGCCGAAGCCGCAGCCACATCGGCACAGACGGCTGTGGACAAGTATACCACATCCTTCCAAGGGATTCAGACCCAGAAGAACCAACTGCAGCAGACGCTTGACTTGATGGCGAGCGCAAAGGGTCTGTATTCTGGCGTCTCGAACGACCTTCACTACTCGGTGAAGCAGTTTGATTCACACTTGACGGAGCTTCAGAACCAGATTAACATCACAAACAAGAAGCAGGCGCAACCTACGTGGTGGCCTTGGGTTGACATCTTCCTCAACGTGATGATTGTCTTCGCATTGTGCTATGCGATCTACGCATTGATTCACCGCACCGGTTACGTTCAACCGGGCACTCCTCAAATCCTCATGATGTCTAATGGAAATAGACGACCCACGTAGCGTGCTTGAGTTTCAAAAGAAGACGTTTTGCGGACACCCTCGGGCTCACGTTCGCAAGGTCCTGCTACAGAACGTGCAGTTGGGTCACGCGGATTACGCGTGCTACTGGACGTTAGAGATGCTGTGTTCTGGATTGGTGCATTCTCTGTGGGATGCCTTCTTTGAAGCCGCAGCCCTTCACATCAATCGTGCCAACCCTGCGGTGTTCACCTACCTCGCACATGCATACGAGAACTACATGCCGCTGGAATCCAGATATCCACTGGCATCCATGACGGACATCCGGAACAACATGGACGTGAGGCGCATCGTGTGTGAGGTAGCCGCAGCCATGTCCTTGTGTCGCAAGAACAAACTGCCGACCCTGCCTACGCTGAAGCCCGCCCATGACTTTGACCCCGTGACCATTCAGGAGATCATCAAGGCACCCTCGTCCATGTATGGTAAGATTGTCCTGCGCCCTGCCGATCCGATGCCAGCCGTTGTGCCGATCAATGAGTTCTGTTACTGCATTCGGCAGGATGTGCGGGACCTGACGCGGTCCCTGTATTGGATGTCATGGGTTCTGACCTTCTGCCGCGAGCACAAGAAGGCATCCAAGATGGTTCTGCCCTTTGCCAATCGGTCCGATGAGTTCGTGTCCGTAGAGCATGGCACTCACCCAATCTGGATTTTCTGGGAAGCCCTACGGAAGCAGGCGAGTCCTCAGGCGCGGCAGTATGTGGAGATTCTGTATAAGATGCACTGCCTGCGATGGTCGCCCTCTGACAAGTCCAAGCGCCCGCTGTTGCTTGCTGCATTGGTCCTCGTGTGTGAGGCAAACCTTGATACCACGCCCGTGGCTGGAAACACGCTGGCCATCTCGCAGTTGCTGGAGGGAATGCCTCGGTGGATGGATGCGATTCAGCGAATGCAGCAGTCCTTCTCCACTTCGTGAACTCGCCCCTCCAAAAACGGAATGCAGTGCCCACACACACCATACTCCACTACAATGTTCACTCCGTCTATCTCTGCTACCCGTATCGCAGGTGTCTGCGGTCTTCACAAGTATCAAAAGGTCGACGAGGTCTTCTATGAGCTCTTCTGCAAGGACAAGGTCGTTGAGCCCAAGATTCGGGCTCTTGAGAAGCAGCTTGGTCTTCGTTCCTTCGGGGCTCTGAAGGACGAGGTCTTCAAGGATGCAAATGTCAAGCAGGTGATTTACTCTGCACTGGACGCTGCCAAGTCGGGCAATGTGGCTGCGGCTCTGGAGGACGTTGAGGTCCATTCGCGCATGGTGCTGAACATGCGCTACTCTCACCTGGGCGAGACGGTGCTGAACCAGTTGGTGTCCGAGGCGCGTGGCGAGGTGTCCAAGAAGCGGGGCATCAACAACGAGGACAAGATTCTCAACACCTACGAGACGGACCATAGCGTCCAGGTGGTGGAGCGCAACACCAAGAACCTGAAGATGGACTTTCCGACCTTTAAGCTGGTGGGGCGCACGGACGGCTGGGTGGCCGCGCACAATCGCATCGTGGACAGCAAGGACCGCACGCGCTTCTTTCCGGAGGTGCCGCTCTACGACGAGATTCAGTTGCGGGCGTATATGCGGATGTCGGGCGCTACGGAGGCGGAGCTGATTGAGCGCTTTCCCGGACAGCCCACCCGTGTCACCAAGTTTCTGAACGACCCTGCAAAGTGGGCTGTGATTGAGGACTCGGTGGCTGCGGCAGTGGTCAAGATGAACCAGATTCTGAACTCGCCGAGCGACCTAGAGCGAATCGTGCGTGCTAATACAGTAAGGGATGGAGGTGCGCTGCACTGAACAACCACCCACATGGGCGTCGGCTCAAGGCAAGACGATTGAAACCAAATACTTCTACACGGGACTAGGACGCATCAATGCCCACACCCGCATGTTTCAACTCCTCCAGCGAACGGGGGACACGCTTTTGCTTACGGAGCAGTCCATGGAAATTGGCACCCTGTCCCGCGTCTATCACGTGGAGGAGGTGACCTACACCGAATACTCCGAGCACCCACGTCGTTGGTGTGAGCGTATCAACCCGCACACGGCCTTCTACTTTGAGGAAGTGCGTAGAATCGTGCCCGAGAAAAGGTGAGGCACAACACAATGGACGTCTGGGAAGCTCTTGGTCTCGCACTTGTGTCCGTAGTTGTCTTTGTGGTGCTTCACGCGGCCATCTTTTTGCTGGTGCGTTGGATGTATCCGCCGACCGTTATGCCCGCACCGATGGTTCTGCCTGCTGCGGCTGTGGCACCTGCTCCACCGCCCGCCGTGCCCGCGCCGCCCGCCGAACCGCCACTGCCTGACTATTACACACAACCGACCAAGAAGGAGAATGCTGAAACGAGTTCGGTCACTCTACCCATGGCACCCGCTAGTCAAGAAGGGGCAACCAACATCGCAGACCTGTAAGGTGGTTCCGCAGTATAACGGACTACCGGGTTGGGTCGTGATGGGACATGACGATGAAGGTGTGCCGCGAGTGATGTGGACCGATGGCAAATCGGAGGAGCGCCTGCCCATCGTGATGGACGAGCGGCTGTGCTTTGACACCATATTCCGTTGCGTTCGCCTTGGACCGAAGCAGATTGTTGTCTACGATGTGTGGACAGTCAATGGGGAGTGCGTCCATACCAAGGTGTCCTTCAGGAAGAGGCAGGATATCCTCGTGTCCCTTCTTGCAGAATTCCACCAACCCGACCTCACTGCGCTAGTGTCTATTGGAGACGCGCCTGCGAATGCGTTGATTCGTGGATACGAGTCCTATGATGACATGCCAGGAACGATGGGTGTGTTCACTGAGCAGCCACCGCTGCTTCCAGAACATATTCCCACGGAAGAGTAAATGGCTCGTCGTCGTTCTAAGAAGGGCGGTTGCTACGGGGGCGGCAGCAGCTGCCAGGGTGGTCGCCGAACACGCAAGGCAAAGATGCGTGGCGGCACAATGGCGGTTGGACCTGCATCCGATCAAACAATCGTTGGAACTCTTGAGGTTGTGCCGAAGAACTTGAGTGGACCTGTTGGCTCCGAGGGTCGGAGTGCGGGCGATGTCGCCGGAGTCAACGAGGGTGCTGGATATGCCCTGTATGGCGGTCGTCGTAGGACCCGTCGGGTCGTAAAAAAAAAGTCCGTAAAAGCGATTAGGCGGTTGCTCAAGGCGAAAGGGTTGAAGTCCAGTGGTTCCAAGCGCGCCCTGACGGCTCGGGCTCGCAAGGCGCGTATCCCGATGAAGGGCGGCAACCGAAGCCCTCTGACGGGTGCGCCGTATCACTCGTATACGGGCAATGGCGATGCCGGACTGGCGAGCAAGTTTGTGGGTTCTCATCCTGTCTCAAACAACGTCGTCTCTCTTCCGGGATGGGGCAGTGGCTCGAGTGAGTTCATTCAAACGGGCTCTGGGGGTCTTTCGAGTGCCTAGTCACCGCGTCTGCCCATACATAGGGCATGTAGGTAGGGTCGTTTGTGACAATAAACGGTCCACCCGCCCGAATTGCCCGCAACCGCATGCGTTGCATGGTGAACTTCAGATTCACGAACTCCGTGAACTCAACCCATGCGCCCCACGCACTGATGAACGACGTTACAAAGAACATCATATCCGAAACGTCCGCTACATATGAAAAGAACGCTATCAACGGCATGAGAATCATCTCGTTGATATGCTTTGCTAAGAGGTACCACTCGTCGCTGTCCCATACCTTGGACAGCTCAATGTATCGTTCTGCGAGTTGGAATGCGCTACTCATTCGCCTCAATCCTTACTCCCTTCGCGGGAAACTTCAGGGTCTCCATCGTGCGCGGGTCCACAAACATGAGCTCCGTGTCGCTCGTGCAGCGGATGAAGCGGAAGAGAAGGTCAAGTCCGATGGTGTTACCGGGCATGAGGTAGCGACCCACTGCCTCGGTCAGGTCCACGCCGGTGGACATGTCACCGATCCAGAGCCACGGGGTCTTGTATGCTGCGAAGGGATTGCCCTCGTATTGCGTGATCTCCTCACCCTCGTAGAGGAGCCGGCGGCGGAACTCGCCACCGCGCTCCCACTCCTCAACGTAGATGCAGTCCTCGGGAACGGTCGCCATGGTTGCGTCATACTCCTCATCATCGGAGAGTAGGTACTTACGCTTGGACTCCTCAAAGGGAGTGGTGAAGAAGGCATCGATGGAACGACGGAGGCGAAGGCAGCAGGACATTTTCAGCGCGTAGTGTCATCCCACCTCTTCCAAGGTTTTTCCGTTTTCGTCACCTGGCTGGGGTCGCTGGTGTTGCGAGGAAGGGAGTCAATGGACACCTTGTCACCAGCTCCACTTATAAAGTTCTCCTTCGGGTTGTTCTGAATGAGGATAACCTGGTCCAGGTTCATCTGCATGGACATGGCCGTTGCCAACGCAGTGATCACAAACGGAGCGGCAACGATGAACCACGACACCGGCGACAGACCAATACCGCAGAAGGTATTCAGCAGGTAGACGAAGAAGAAGCCCACGACGAGCTTAACGGCGAATGTGACCCACAGACCGAGACCTGCGTCAAGTCCAAGTTGAACCACCAAGAAAATCAGATACAGCAGAGCAGGTGGGCACAACTCCTCAATGAAACGCATCTTCAGCTATTACACTTCTTCAAGAAAAGTAATGGAGGGCACAATTGAGACCATCATGTCCTTTACCAACTGCACGCGTGAGGATGCTGTGGGCGCTCTGGCCGCCTACAACGGAGATATGCTGAAGGCGGCGGATGCCCTGTTTAAAAAGCCCGTAGTTACGGGAGAGAAGCACATTCCTCCTCCGCCCAAGGTGGAGACTGGGCAGGACGCGGAGCAGAAGGAGCGGTGTGCGACCGGGCGCGATGTCATGGACAAGCTTAGCGTCGTATTTTCAGGCGCCCACCGGAAAATCCTAGAGCAGACCCCGCCGGAGGTTGTATCGGACGAGACCCCACCTGCCCAGACCCAGACAACACTACCGACGACTTCACAGTAATGGGATTGTCACGCACAAACTCCTCCACCTTGTCCGCGATTCGGGCTGCTTCTGTGAAGAGGTTCAGTCCATCAATGTGTGTTCGGGACAACTCTTGATACGACGCATAGGTATCGGGATTGTCAAGTGACACGATTGCATCCACCCACTGCTCGGGGCGGTCGCGTTCACATGGAATACCCGCAGGTATAATCCAGTCCTCTACACCTTCCGTCGTTCCAGGTGGAGGAGCGCCTGGCTTGGACTTGGAGTAGATGACGGGTATCTTGTTATACATGGCTTCCACTGCAATACGCCCGAAGCTCTCGTAGTTACTGGGCAGCAGCAGAATGCGCGTGCGCCGAAGGATGTTGCGGATATCGTCGTCAAACTTGACCCATTCAATGTTGGATGGGGCAGGAGGAACCCACAACTCTCCGTAATACGGAATGACGCCCAGAAACCTCCGTTCAGGCATTCGCTTGGCTAACTCAATGAACTGATGAACACCCTTGTTCACATTGGCATTGACAAGTGTGATCATATCACCCGATGGGAATGGGTCCATTATAAGCTTGTCTTCGTGAAGAATGGGGCGAACCACGTCTGTCTTCACGATGGATGCCGGCCACGGCGAGATGTTGGCACGGAAATTGGATTCCATCTTGTTGTTAATGAAAAACAGCATCTCCTTCCAGTTCGCGGACGCAAGCTCCTTGACGGAGTTGTAGCGACCATCAAAGTGACAGGTTGCAATGATGGGGCGTTGAAGTCCGCGGCTATTCACCCTACGAACTGCAGGCAGAGCCGGTGCGTGAGGACAAATCCACACCTGACTGGATTCCAGATACTCGGTTCCTGCCGTATAGTGCATGAAACGGAATCCGCGATAGATGCCTCCATTCCATCCCTCCTTGGGTTTCTCGGTCGTCATAAACGCAACCTGATGGCCGCGTTTCTGAAGTTCGATGGCTAGGTCAATGTCATGCAGGAACGCACCGCACAAGTCGGGCATTCGGGTCGCAAAGAAAAGTACCTTCATTATGCTGTTGTATCTACACGTTTTACTTGAATTAAGCGTGTCGGGTCGCCGCCGCGTGTCCACTGGTCAAGAATCCAATTGTCGGGGCGGCTATACTCCGCCTGCTTGAACGGAATGAGCGGCTGGTAATAGTTCGGGATTGCCTTGTCCATGATCGTGGAGTTGTCCTTCGTCGACCGCTGCAGCATAGAGTGAATCAATCCAGATTCAGTATCCACCTCCGTCGGCGCACCGCCCCCCATGTTGGGGGTCGTGGCAAAGGGACGAGCCCACAACTGCTTCGGTCCCTTGACACGCCACGCATCGGGGTCTCCCCACCGAAGGTCAGTGTTCTCTTGGACCTTGCATCCACTGCCTGGCATCCAGAACCCGCTGGTCGGGATCATACCCGGTTGGTCTGCCATCGCCAATGCGGGGTTGAGTGCACCTGAACAATCGCCATCCGGTGTCGTCTGTGTGCGGGACATGGCGCTCTGGTTGGCTACAGCATCCGCATCTGCACGGGCTGTATCGTTGCGTCCACGCGTGAGGGCGTAGAAGAAGTCAATGGGATTAGACGACATGCTTATCATCAAACCCAGAAAGTTTCATGCAAAACGAACACCCTAAAGTAAGACAACGGGGACTCAATGGTTGTTCTCCAGCCCTGTGACTGGCATGAACACGATGTTACCCGTAATAAGACCAAGGAGTATGTCGTAGACGTCTACGGACGCACGGACGACGACCAAGTTGCTTGTCTGCGCATCACGGGGTTCAGTCCCTACTTCTACTGCGGCGGCACCAACCCGGGCAAGGCAAGTCAGGTCAAGAAATACGACGTCTTTGCCGGATTCAACGACCTGAAGAAGACGGACGTCTGGAAGGTGACGTGCTCTACGCTGAATGAGTTCCACGAGAGGAAAAGGTCAATGTCCGATCGTGCGCTCTACGAATCCGACCTGCCCCCGTTTCTTCGGCTCATTCACGAGTGCCATCTGGGTCCTGGGTCTCCGCTTGAGTTTGAGGGCACGGGATCAGAGCCCACCGAGGATATGGCCGTTGAGGTCATGTACACCTGCCACTACAACAAATTGGTCCCATCCACTGCATCCATCCCGCTGAAGGTGGCCTCCTACGACTTGGAGGTCTGTCCGCTCGTGGGGCAGCAGTTTCCGGTTGCGACCAAGGATCCCATCATTCAGATTGGTGTCTCCTTCCGCATGTCGAACGACTTGATGACGCCGACGCGCCGCTGCGTCTTCGTGCTCGGCAAGGTGGACCCATCCGACGACCCATCGGTTGAGTTTGTGGGATGCAGGACGGAGGCGGATGTGCTTCGGGCGTTTCTGAACTGCGTGCTGGATGAAAACCCCGACATCATCTGCGGATACAATACCTTTGGTTTTGATGACGGGTATGTGGAGGAGCGTTGTAAGCAGCTTGGGCTGATCGACGAGATCAACCTGAGTCGCGGCCCTGCTGCCAAGAGCAAGCGGGGTGATGGTTGGGTGACCAAGTTCGCCGAGACCAAGAAGTTTGAGCTGGCGTCGGGCAAGTATGACCTCCGCATTCTGTGCCTCCGCGGCCGGTTGTCGGTGGACCTGCTGCTGAACATGCGCCGCGAGCATTCACTGGACTCCTTCAAGTTGGACTCGGTGGCGTCCGTGTTCCTCCGTGACAAGGTTCTCGGGTATACAGACAATGTGGTCACGACTAAGAGCACTCGGGGGTTATGCGTGGGTAACTTTGCCCGCTTTGACCTTGTTGGAAATAGCACGGATCCGTATCGAGATGGGGAGAAGTTCAAGGTCAAAGCCGTGACGCCCACGACCTTTACAGTGGACGCGCCTGCTGACCTGTTCAAAGACTTGACGCCGGTCCAGCGAAAGCAGATTGAGTGGACCTTCACGAAGGACGACGTGGAGCCGCACGAGCTGTTCCGGCTTCATCGCGAGGGTGGACCCGAGGGACGGGCGCGGATTGCCAAGTATTGTATTCAGGACTGCGACCTGGTGCTGACGTTGATGGCAAAGCTGGATACGCTGGTCAATACGCGCGGTATGGCGGACGTCTGCAAGGTGCCAATGCAGTTCGTGCTGACACGAGGACAGGGAATCAAGATCTTCTCGGCTGTGGTCTACTACGCGTCCCAACGTGACCAGATTCTGCGAACGTTGGAGAATGTCCATGGAGACCAAACCTATGAGGGCGCCATTGTCATCAGCCCGAAGATTGGCATGTACCTTGACCAGCCCGTGTCGGTTCTGGACTTCAACTCGCTCTACCCGTCCAACATGATTGCCTACAACCTGTCACCCGACACCCTGCTCTGTGAGCGGCACTTTGACACGGAGGGCAGGAAGATGGGTCATGCGGGTCTGCCGATGGAGACGGTGCGTGAGCTGGAGGAGCGTTACAAGCTGGACGAGATTGACTATGAGTTGAAGGACGATAAGGGCGAGGTCATCGGCAAGGTGGTATGCACCTACGTCCAGACCGACAAGGACAAGCCGATGCTGATGGGTGTGCTTCCCAAGACGCTGGAGATTCTGCTGGCCAAGCGGAAGGAATTCAAACAGATGATGGAGGATCCTAAGTATGACGATGCTCAACGCTCTGTATACAACGGTCTCCAGCTGGCTTACAAGGTTGTTGCCAACTCGGTCTACGGACAGACAGGAAGCAGGACCTCTCCTATCCGAAAACTCTGTGTCGCCGCGTGCACCACGGCAGCGGGACGAAAGGCCCTCTACTACGCCAAGAAGGTGGTGGAAACCCAGTTCGGAGCCGAGGTCGTCTACGGAGACACCGATTCCATCTTCGTCAAGTTCCCCACCAAGGATCTCGCAGAGTCCATCCGACTGGGGCTGGCTGCAGGGAAAGCCATCACAGAGCAGATGGACCGCAAACCTTACAAAATCGCATACGAAAAGACCTTCTACCCGTTCATCCTCTTCTGCCGCAAGCGGTACGTTGGCATGAAGTATGAGGAGGACCCGAACCCTGCCAAGGCCAAGCGCATGTCGATGGGGATCGTGCTGAAGCGCCGCGACAATGCACCGATTGTGAAGGACGTGTTTGGAGGTGCGCTGGACGTGTTGCTGCAGGAACAGGACGTGCGCAAGGCGGCGGCGTTTGTCAAGCAGAAGCTCAAGGACGTGATTGACCACAAGGTGCCGCTGGAGAAGTTCATCGTGTCCAAGGCGCTGCGGGACGACTACAAGAACCCCGAGCAGATTGCCCATCGCGTACTAGCCGACCGCATGGCGGACCGCGACCCGGGCACGGCACCCAAGGTGGGGGACCGAATCCAGTATGTGTATGTGGAGGGAGCCAAGAAGGGTGCCAAGCAGGGCGACAAGATTGAGCACGTGGACTACGTGCGTGCCAAGAAGTTGCAGGTGGACACGACCTTCTACATCACCAACCAGATTCAGAACCCCGTAGCGCAGCTCTTCGCGCTGTGCATTGATCAGTTGGAAGGGTACAAGGCTCCACCCAAGTCATACGATATCCTCCACGCGCAGTATATGGAGAAGCTGAAGGACGAGGAGGAAGCTACCTTGGCAGTCTTGGAGAAGAAGGAACGGCAGTTGGAAGACCTGATGTTCCTAAAGGCACCGCACTTTACAGGACAGCAGACATTAATTGAATTCTTTGCTAAGAAGTAAGAATGCCCACGCTGCGTCAAAAGGTTGATGCCTTCTGCAAGGAGTCCGGCGCCGAGGCCGCGGCCGACACGCTTCGTAATCAGGTTGGGATGCTGAAGCAGGAGCTGAAGAAGCTGAAGGATGCGCACAAACACCAACTGCATCTCGCGAAGGCGGCTGCCAAGACCGCAAAGGCTCCGAAGGTGGCTAAGCCCCCGAAGGCCCCGAAGGCGCCGAAGGTCAAGCAGGAGGTGGCCATGCAGCCGCTTCCCGCCGCCATGCCGCAGACCGCGACCGCGGGTCGTCGCACGCGCCGCCGTCGGTATTAGACAGAATTCCCCCTAAGAAGTAATGGCAGGCATCACCCCTCGTCCGACCATTGATGTGGACGACGACAAGGACATTGCGGTGATCTGCGCGCGGCGAGCTCGGCTCAATGCTCTCATTCCCAAGGCAACCCAACGAGAACGTGCCCTCATATCCCTTTTCCGTTACCTTCAGTTCCGCAAGTTGCGCAACAATACATTGGACCTTCGCGGAGACCTGAAGGACCCCGACCCCTACAATCCGCTCTATGTCTTCTACTGCATGCGGCTTAAGGGTTGTTCGGTTTAGAGGGGTATGTTGCCAGCAATTGTCCCACTTCTACGCGACCTTCTCAACAATGAGACGCGGATTTTCCACGATGCCATTGACCTCCCGGATGCGCTTCGGAATCGTGTCCTCGCGAATCACCATCGCGAGACAATGATGCTGCTGCACATTATCCGGACCATCACGGACCCTCCGCCTCGCCCGCGGCTCATTCCCCGTGCCAACTTTACCATTGACCTCACGCAGGATCTGCTGCGGAGTTTCCACGAGCCCGTGGCAGTTGTGCCCACGCCCGCACAGATTGCATCCGCCATGGAGCTGAATGCGACACCGCCTCTGGAGGGTCTGTGCGCCATCTGCCAAGAGACGATGACGACGTCCGCACGACTGAGCCGTTGCAATCACTATTTTCACCAGGCCTGTATCACGCAGTGGTTCGGTAGCAGTGTGCGATGCCCCGTGTGCAGAAACGATATACGCGGAGAGGAAGAGGAAGAGGAATGATATGCGTATGCACGCCAACACGCAACCGAGGGTGGACCCAGACATTCTCTGAAGCCTGCATGCGGTCACAGACCATGCAGCCCAACTACTGGATCGTGCTTGACAATAGCCCTGAAGACGCAGGGTGGAAGTCCAGCGACTTGGTCACACTCCATACGCAGAAGGAACCCATGACCATTGCGCAGATGCGGAACAAGTGCCTGGAGCTAGCACTGAAAACCGGATGTGAGTTCATTGTGTTTTGGGATGACGATGACTACTATCCGCCCAAGCGAATCCAGATTGGCGTAGAAGCACTGCAAGCAAAGCCCATGTCTGATATTGCTGGGAGTTCGTTCATGTATATGATGCTGACCGACCTGAATGCGCTCATGTCAGTCGGTCCGTATCAAGACACGCACGCGACCGCAGCCACGTGGACGCTGCGCCGCCGCTATGCCTTGAACAATACGTTTGACGCCACTCGGACGTTTGGTGAAGAAGCGTCCTTTACACACGACTGGAAAGCCAAGTTGATCCAAGTGAATGCAGAGAACACCATCGTGGTCATGGGGCACAAGGGGAATACAGTGAGCAAGACGGATGTGTTCTGGAATCCCGAGAAGTACTTGGCCAAGGTGGTGAACAACATCAATGGGAAGCAGGCGTTCCGGTCAAGGTGGGGGCTAACGCCTGAACTATGGGGTCTGTGGAAAACCACGTTTTCTGTCGAAGAATCTCATTGACCTCTGGGCTCTGCTTGAACATTGGGCAGGGAGGAGGCAGGGTTTCCGACTCGCCATATTGCAGGAAGTGCAACATGCGCCGCACGTCGTATTGACATGTCTTGGCTAACGCTTGAAGGTCATGCGTGGGGAACAATGTCTTCAGGTCACCAATGGAAGGAGGAAAACAACGCAGGATTTCAATGCGTGAACACGCCTTGAAAATACGCGGAACCTCATTGCACGTCAACAGAATCGGAAGAGTCCGTTCCGCAGACCCGAACCAGTCAATCAACCTTCGTTGTGCATGGGAGTCGGATCCATCCACTTCGTCCAGCACTAGACATGAGGACTTATTGTCCCCGCGAATCATGGATGTGATGCTGCGAGTGTGCCGGTAACTTGCAATCAATCGGGATACGTCGTCGTGGGACCGCATGGATTGCGTCGCATTGATTTCCAGAGGTTCCATGTTGCAGGAGCGGATAGACGCCAGTGCCATTGTGGTCTTGCCAATACCCGGCGGACCATGCAGAAGCACAACGTTGGAATGCGGTTTCGTTGACAGGTAGGACTGAAGACGTGCCTTGACATCGCGATGGCCCACGACCTCATCCAAAAACTGGGGTCGGCGGACTTCACTCCACATAGTTGTGGTTTGCTTGGGTTGAGAAAATGCTTGCGAACTACTAATGGATGTTCCGCAGCACGTCTTGCGGTCGCTGTTTCGTGACACAGCGTTCCCGTTGATTCAGCATCACGTGGATTCCTACAATGATATGCTGGATGCACGGATTCCCACCTTTCTGCGCGCCTCGAATCCCTTTGAGCTGGAGCTGCCCGACAAGCGATACATCCGTGTGTGGATGGGCGGTAAGAATGCGGACAAGCTGAAGTGGGTTGCACCGACTGACGAGATGGGCAATGCCGTGCTTCCTCACGGGTGCCGTCTGGACAATACGACCTATGCAGTGACGTTGATCGCAGACCTTGAGGTGGACTATGTGTTCCCCGAAGGGCGCACGGTGACCAAGGTGTTTACCGACTTTGAGCTGGGCAAGATTCCGTTGATGCTGCGAAGCCGTCTTTGCTACTTGACGGGTGTGGATGGCTATACGGTGGGCGAGTGCAGGTTTGAACTGGGCGGCTACTTTATCATTGATGGTTCCGAGAAGGTGCTGCTGACACAAGAGAAGCTGGGCAATAACCTGTTCTATTGCGGAAAGCGGACACAGGTGCCTGACCCGGACAGGCCAGCTGGACCGGTGGAGACGGCAGATGAGTTCGTGGTAAGCAAGCCGGAATACGTGGACAAGCAGGAATACTATGCGGCGGTTCGTTCTGTATCCGAAGACGCAAGCAGGGGTCCGTTTTCCCACTTTCTGGTGATTCCGCCCAATGTGCTCCCTTCAAGTAAGACGGAAACCCGGTTTGCGATTGTGACCATTCCCGGATTTGAGAACCCAGTGCCCGTATTCAGCGTGTTCCGTGCACTGGGGTTGACAACGGACAAGGACATTTACGATACCGTGCTTGCAGGGATCAATGACCACGACCGCGTTGCGTATGACGACCTGTTCTACTCCTTGATGTTGAGCCATGACGTTCAGCTCACATCGTCGTCCGATCTAGACATGCTTGTAGAACAGACCCGCACTCGGTCCCGCCCCGAAGTCCTGCGCTGTCTCAATGATTTGTTGTTCCCTCACGTAGAAGCTGACGACGATACCGGCAGCTTGTTCCGTCGCAAGGCATATCAACTGGGTCGGTTGCTTCGTATGGCAATGGAGCAGGCGCTTGAGTTGACACAGCCCACGGATCGCGACCACTTCAAGTTCAAGCGCCTTCAAACATCGGGCGACCTCTGCTTCGGTGAGTTCCGGCGTATCTTCCGGGACATTTCTCGCACCATGCTGCTGGAACTGGACAAGCGTGTGAATCAGTTCGAACGTGTGAACTTTGCAGGGGATAAACTGGTCAATGTGCTTCAGCCCGAGAACCTCAGCTTCTACTGGAAGCGATACAAGCTGCTCGGCGATTTCCTCAAGTCCTTCAAGGGGTCGTGGGGCGGCGCGGAAGGCATTGCGCAGGAACTGAGCCGCGTTTCCTACGCAGGTGTCATTTCCCACTTGCGCCGCACGAACTTGGCAATGGACCGAACGTCCAACAAGAAGGAACCGCGCCGGTTTCACGCATCGCAGATGGGCATCCTGTGCCCTGTGGATTCTCCAGACGGACGTAACATTGGATACATCAAGGCACTTGCCATCATGGCACGCATCTCCACGCCCCTACCCATGGACATGGTGCGAGCAATGATCAAGCCCTTTATTCGTCCCATTACCAGCGTGCACCCCTCCACATGGCAACCTACGTGGACCCCTGTCTTCATAAACTCGGATTTGGCAGGTGTGTGTATCGGCAGGACGGAGGAGATGCATGCTCATCTGGTGAAGGAACGCCGAACCCGTAAACTTACAGTGTCGCTTGGTTGGGATCGAGTCGCCAACGTCTACATGCTGACGTGCGATGGAGGACGTCCCATCCGTCCCGTGTATCGTGAGGGTGCGACGGCAGACAAGGTTCGTGCTGCCAAGGACTGGTCGGAGATTTCTGACTTGATTGATTACCTGGATGCCCACGAACAGGATATCACGCGCTTGTCCATTGAACCCTTCCATCCCACCCTGCAGTCGGAGATTCACGCATTGTTCGCGCTGTCTGCACTCACGGGATTGATTCCCTTCTCCGACCACAATCCGGGCACGCGTAATGCGTTTGCGATTGCGCAGATGAAGCAGACCTGTTCATGGTTCCACACCAACTACCTCAAGCGCTACGATACCATTGCAGTCACGGCGGTCCTGCCGCAGATTCCCCTGACACAGACCTGGGTGTATCGCGAGATTATGGGAGCCGGTGGGTGCATGCCGCATGGAGAAAACGCCTTGGTGGCTGTGACCACATATGCGGGCTTCAACCAGGAGGACTCGGTGATGATCAACGCTGCATCCATGAAGCGCGGCATGTTCCAGACCGTCTACTACCACTCCTACGACTTCATGGAGGACATGACGGACCCTGCGACGCAGATTCACACGGAGTTTGCCAACCCTGCAGTCAATCCGTTGTACAAGGAATCGGTCAAGCGCAAGGAGGGACTGAACTATGATCACCTGGACTCCGAGGGCGTGATCATGGTTGGAACCGAGATGACGGAAGATACGGTCCTCGTGGGTATCGTAGCCCCCATTCAGGACATCAACGGCAAGATTACGGGATACCGCGATGTCTCGGAGAAGCCGAAGCGGGGACAGCACGGACGCGTTGAGTCCGTCTACCGCTACGCCACACGCGATGGACTGAAGGGTGTCAAGATTCGTGTTGCAGAAGAGCGCTATCCGGTGCTGGGTGATAAGCTGGGCTCTCGTCATTCACAGAAGGGAACCCTGGGTATGATTCTTCCTGAGGAGGACATGCCCTTCACGGCTCGTGGCGTGCGCCCCGACGTCCTGTTTAACCCCCACGCCCTGCCCACCCGCATGACGATTGGACACTGGATGGAGAGCTCGTGGAGCCGGCTTGCACTGAAACTGGGTTCGTTCGTAGACGCCACGCCGTTCACCACGTCCGAGAGCTTACCGACCCTCAAGCGCATCATGATGGAGCAGGGATTTGAGCCGTATGGCACGGAAACCCTCTACAATGGACAGACGGGCGAGATGATGGAAGCTGATATCTTCATGGGACCGACCTACTACCAGCGCATGAAGCACATGGTGGAGGACAAGGTGAATGCCCGTGCCACGGGTCCTCGCAAGTTGCTGACCCACCAGCCACTGGAAGGCAGGGCAGACGAGGGTGGTCTGCGTATCGGTGAGATGGAGCGCGATGCCCTGATTGGGCACGGCATGTCCAAGTTCACACGGGAATCCATGATGGAGCGATCGGATGCACACACGTTCCAAATCAACCGGGAAACTGAGCAGCTGGATACCAGCCGTGACATGATCAACATGCCCTACTGCATGGGTCTGTACACTCGCGAACTGGAGTCCATGCATATTACAGTCAGGATGAAAACGGAGTGAAGTGCAAAAATGCTTCTTAACCTCATACAAAATGCTTCGTTTACTTGTGAGCGCACTCTCTGCGGTCTTCGTGGGAGGACAATCACCATCTGCCGCACCAAGCCGCGCTCCCACACAGCTGTCGTTTATGGACACAACCAAGATTGTACCCACGGGCAACTTCACACTGGGATACCTGAACAACACTGCGGAAAACGACTGCCGTATCGGAGTCACTCGGTTTCAAGCCGCTGCAACAGGACAGGTGTCGCAGTTCTCCTTCGGTGCCTTCTCGCAAACTGCAAACGAGACATGCGGAATCGGGTTCGTTCTGCGGTCCCTCCCGAATGCAACTCAGGTGGGTCTTGCCGTGTCGGCTCTGTTCTCCGACGTGGTCCAGCCTGTAGTTGGAACGAGTGAGATGATTCCCTTTCCCGTGCCATCCACGGCTGTCTGGAACTTGGAGGCAGGGGGGAACTACACCATCACAATTCAGCCGTTCACGTGGGCATCTGGAAACACGGCGGGTGGTGGGTCAGTTGGCTCTGCGACTCACTGCACATTTGATGTGCCCTATGGACTTGCGGGTCCGCAGTACGGACTTGTTGGATACCGTGGACCGACTGGACTTCCCTGCGGCTCTACGCCCCTGACTCTGATGTCGGCCGCAGATAAGATGGCTCTCCTGATGAAGCTGAAGGGCGTGCCGATTCCGAGTGCGACTCCGACTCCGACTCCAAGTCCTACAACCTCAAGTACGTCGACGCCGTCTCCTACTGGGACTCCTACGGGAACTCCGACACCAACGGGAACTCCTACGATTACGGACACACCTACGCCGACTCTGTCGTCAGGGGCTACCTCGTCGAACAGTGCGACGAATACGCGCACTCCGTCACGCACTCCTTCAGTCAGTTATTCCCCTACTCCCACGTCGGTTTCGACACCTAGCCCGTCTTCTTCCTCCACGCCTACTCCTACACCAAGTCTGTCGTTTCGTGCGACTGCTTCTGTGACGCCGACTGAGACACCTGGACCCACAGATTCTCCGTCCCCTAGGCCCGTTGCGGGAATTGCTGCGCCTACGGTTGTTCATGTCGATGCGCCGTCGAATACAGGGACATTGGTTGGAGCAGCCGTTGGCGGTGGACTGGCTGTGGTGGCGCTCATTGCACTTGCGGCGCGATACCGCGCAGTGTCCATCCAAATCAATGGACCCCGTCGTATCAAGTCATGGAAGCACATGCCAACGCTGGAACTCAATCACAACCCGCTGGTCGTGACCAAGAAGTCGAAATTTGAGACGGTGAACGGAGTTTAAAGGGTGTGTATCCACACTAACAAAATGAGCTTGTATCTCTACATTGCTGACAATAACCTGAGGAACATGATGTACGACCATCTGCAGACGCGTCGGTCTACGGATTCGGGACTTGACCTCCTTTGCCCCGACACTACGCTTTCGCTGTCGGGACCTCGCCTGGCTCTTCCTATGAAGACGGGCGTAGTGGCTGCGGCCGTGGATGCCAGCGGTCGCCCGATGCCCTGTATTCTGATGGCGCGCTCCTCCATGGCGCAGTCCCCCCTGCGGATTGCCAACCAACTGGGACTGATTGACGCTGGCTATCGTGGAGAGCTGACGGCTCACGTGGACTTTGTGGACCCCAATTGGCAGGGACCTTTTTACACCATTCCACAGGGTCGGCGGCTGTTTCAGGTGGTCCAGCACAACTGGCTGCCGTGGACGAACATTGTCCTCGTTGATTCGGTCACTGACCTACCGCGGGCTCCCGACAACCGGGGCGCAGGCGGTTTTGGGTCTACAGGCAGGTAAATCATATGAATAATGGATCGTGTAGCGTTTGTGATTCCAGTGCATCCACCATACTTTCACTGGATGCGTCGGTTTCTGTCTAGATACCCGACGAATTCAAGCCGCATCTATCTTGTCTTTTCAACGCCCGAGGACCGTGATGCATTTGGACCTCACCCTGCGATCAAGCCAATCGTGATTCCACAGGGAATGAAGTATGATATGCAGGCCGTGAAGGGAATTGTGGACTACAAGAAGTTCTACGCGTTGTCGCAGTTGATGGATGCACCCCACGACTACTTTATCGTGTGCGATGCGGAGATACATCTCGTCCTTCACAACTTCACGCCAGAGAATGTTCTCTTCAAGATTGAATCCCTGTTCGCAACTCGACGCATCTACTGCGGGGTCGAGAATACGGGTGGACATGGCAGCATTGACTCGGCGTTGGCTTCGTTCTCCGTTCCGGATCGTCAACTGCTTATTTCAATGACGGGTGGGCAGAATGTGCAGTTCTGGTGGAGCGACCTTCCGGTCTACCGGCGCGACACGCTGCGGCATTTTTTCGACGTTGTTCCAATTCCACCGGAGATTGTCACGCGTCCGGACTACATACTATATCAATGCTACCTAGCACTTTACCACGGGTTCAAATTTGTGAACACCACTGCATTGATTGGTATCCGCTCGTCGCTAGAGGGGTTCGCGACGCAGGAGGATAAGAACATCCACATGCTTACCCGAATCGGGTATGGACACTCATGGGTAGTGTCTACGCACTACAGGATCAACCACATGTTACTCGATGAACTTGGCACTTTCCTCGTGTATCATCTTGACCGCTGGACCTGCCCTGACTTTTGGGATACGAACCGAAAGCACTACGTCGACGAGGGTGGGTGGGATATGCCTGTAAAGTGATGTTGCTTACATACAATGCAGGAGGTATACTTAATGGCTGACCATCTTTACGTCACAAAGCGCAATGGCGAGCGTGTCCCTGTGTCCTTCAACGAGGTGCTGACTCGCATTCAGCGTCTCGCAGACGGACTTGAGCATGTGAACCCTGATTTGGTCGCACAGAAGGTCTGCAACCAGATTCAGGACGGCATCAAGACCTCCGAGCTGGACGAGTTTGCCGCCGAGACCTGTGCGATGATGCAGGCCCGCTACCACCCGAACTACGGCAAGCTGGCGGCTCGTATCCTGATCGACAACCACCACAAGAACACCCCTGGGCGACTCATTGATTCGGCACAGGTGCTGTTTGACGAGAGCATTGCGTCCGAGTCCTACTACACTGTCGCACAGGACCCGACGCTTGAGACGATGATTGACTACTCTCGGGACTTTATGTTTGACTACTTTGGCTACAAGACGCTGGAGAAGGGCTACCTGCTTCGGCGCCGCGATGGGCGCGTATGGGAGCGTCCCCAGCACCTGTGGATGCGCGTGGCGATTCAGTTACACGGAAACAACCGTGAGCGAGTCAAGGAGACCTACGATGCGCTGTCAAAGGGCTACTTTATCCATGCGACGCCCACCCTGTTCAACTCGGGCACGAACCACCCGCAGTTGTCGTCGTGCTTCCTGGTCCAGATGCAGGATGACAGTATCAAGGGAATCTACGACACCCTGGGCGAGTGTGCACAGATCAGCAAGTGGGCGGGCGGCATTGGGCTGTCCATTCACAATATCCGTGCCCGGGGCGCGGACATCAAGGGCACCAACGGGCAGTCCACGGGGATCGTGCCGATGCTGAAGGTGTTTAACGATACGGCGAAGTATGTGAACCAAGGAGGAAAGCGCAATGGGTCTTTTGCTATCTACATGGAACCTTGGCATGCGGATATTGAGGAATTCCTGCGTCTCAAGCTCAACACGGGCAATGACGATGAGCGGGCTCGCGATCTGTTTTATGGTCTTTGGATTCCCGACCTCTTCATGCAGCGCGTGGAGCAGGATGCCTACTGGTCCATGTTCAGTCCCGACACGTGCCCTGGGCTCTCCGACTGCTGGGGCGACGAGTTCACGGAGTTGTACTGCAGATACGAGCGCAAGAACCTTGCCATGAAGGAGATTCCAGCCAAGAAGCTGTGGCAGATGATTGTGGACGCCCAGATTCAGACGGGCACACCCTACCTGCTCTACAAGGACGCGTGCAACGGCAAGTCCAACCAGCAGAACCTGGGAACCATCAAGTCCAGCAATCTGTGCACGGAGATTATCGAATACACTTCGCCCGACGAGACGGCAGTGTGTAATCTCGGGTCTCTGGCTCTTCCCAAGTTCGTGAAGGATGGGCGCTTTGACTTTGAGCTGCTGCGGTCGTATACCTGTGTCCTGGCTCGCAACCTGGACATTGTGATTGACAAGACCTACTATCCCACAGACAAGTGCAAGCGCTCCAACCTGCGCCACCGCCCCATTGGAATTGGCGTTCAGGGACTGGCTGATGTGTTCGCCATTCTCCGCATCCCTTGGGGGTCAAAGAAGGCCGCCGACCTGAACCGCGAGATCTTTGAGAACATCTACTTTGCTGCAGCCACAACCAGCATGCTGGGGTCATCGTCCGATTACTGGCGCGGACTATCCCTGAACTCCGAGCGGACGTATCTGTCCTTTGACGGGTCGCCCATGAGCCGAGGCAAGATGCAGGTTGACTTGTGGGGGGAGACGCCCAGGTCCACCTACCTGGACTGGGACAATCTCCGGAAGATGTGCCAGGGCGGTATGCGTAACTCCCTGCTGGTGGCGCCGATGCCCACTGCGTCCACGTCCCAGATTCTGGGCAACAACGAGTGCTTTGAGCCCTTCACGTCCAACCTGTATTCTCGTCGCGTCCTGTCGGGTGAGTTCATGGTCGTGAACAAGTATCTCGTGGAGGACCTGGTCAAGTTGGGGCTGTGGACCGCCGAGGTGCGGACGGAGATTATCGCGAACAACGGGTCCATTCAGACCATGAACCTCCCCGCCGAGCTGCGAGAGCTCTACAAGACCGTGTGGGAGATTCCGATGAAGACCCTCATCAACATGGCTCGTGACCGCGCCCCGTTCATTTGCCAGTCGCAGTCCCTGAACCTGTTCCTTTCGGAGCCCACTGCGTCCAAGGTGTCAAGCATGCATTTCTACGCGTGGAAGCAGGGACTGAAGACGGGCTGCTACTATCTGCGCACCAAGGCGGCTGCGAAGGCGCAGCAGTTCACCGTGGAGCCGAGTAATTGCTTAACGTGTTCCGCCTGATTTTCGCGAGTAAGGGTAAATGTCTTTGTTCGGTGTATCTGCAGGTGGTCGTCGTCGCACCCTGAAGGTCAAGACCCTGCGTCGGATGCTCAAGAAGAAGGGCAAGAAGACCACGGGCAAGAAGGCCACGCTGATGAAGCGTCTGCACCTGCGTGGTGGCGGTGTCGCGGACGGCGCGGGTGACGGCGCCGGGCTCGGTCCTCAGGGAGACCCGACGGGAGCGGGTAACATCGCAAAACTCGGTGGTCGTCGCAGCCGTCGTCACTACTAAATCCTTTCCATTCAACTAACAAATGCCTCGTCGCACTCGTAAACGCCACCTCATTGTCCCCATCAACACTGGGGTCATCGCGGGAGGAAGCAGGATTGCCCCTATGCCTGTAGGGACGTCTACGGGAACATCCGGAAAGAGTATCGCGTCAAGCCATTGGATAGGAGGTCGTCGCCGCCGTCGTCGGACACGCCGAGCGTCTCGGCGCCGCTCGCGTTTTTTCTAGAGAGTAAACATACACTGAAATGCCTGCATGTACCCAAGAGGAACTTGACATGGGAAAGACGACGGCCGATGGCGAATGCATTGGGGGGATGGGTGGCCGCCGCCGCACGATGAAGGTCAAGACCCTGCGTCGCATGCTGAAGGCGAAGGGCAAGAAGACCACGGGCAAGAAGGCAACCCTGATGAAGCGCCTGCACCTCCGCGGCGGAGGCGGAGGCGATGAGGCGCCAGTCGTCACCACGGGCAGCGATGGTGGACGTCGTCGTCGCTCCCGTCGCCGCGAGGAGGAGGAGGGTGGACGTCGTCGTCGTTCCCGTCGCTCGCGGGGCTTGTTCCACTTCTAAAGAGCTCCCGCAATCTCTGACACCAGCGTAAACAACTCGTCCGTGAATCCATAATGACATCCGTTCGTCTCCGTCGCCGGCGGCTTGCGCGCACTCGTGTTCTTGCGATGCACTAAACTCACAATCACATCCTGGGGAGACAACTCCCGACACATGCGTTCGCGACCGCGAATGAATGCGTCACCTTCCGCCACCTGAAGATCCGGAAATGGCTGCGCCTTCCAGAAGTCCCGAGTAAAGCACAACGTCGCCTCTGAGACACGCTGGCTCATGGGCAGTGTTGCGGGAGGCACGTTCATGAAGGATACGTGCTTATGAATCTCGTAGCAGGGCAGAATGGTGGAGAACAGACATTCCTTGCGCGGCTCAGCCAGCATATGTGCCACACGAGTCAGCACTGAGTTTGTCGGGTAGACATCGTCGTCATCCATCATCACCAAGACGTCATGTGTCGCATACTCTACAGCCAAGTTGCGCTTGGCTCCAATGGTCAGCGGGGTGTCCACCAGAATGTACTTGACGTTCGGCATGTCTGTAATCAGGTCCTTGATGGGGTCGGTGCCGTCGTCTACAATCACCCATTCCACCCTGGAGTCGGGATAGGATTGCGCCACCCTGCAATACTTCAACAACGGAATGAAGGCACGGCGGTCACGGGTCAGCGTGATGATGGAAATCGCAGGCAGGTAATCCTCCTTGGGCATGTGCTCCTGAAGCACAAATCTCTGTGTTCCCTTGAGTGTGTCAATCTGCGTCGCCATCCGCTCCACGAACTCGGCATGTCGGTCCTCATACTGCTTGCGGCATCCGTCCGAAATGCTCTTGAGGTCCCTATCCGCCGTATCCACGTAACACTTGAGGGCTTCAATCACCGACTCTACATCCGTATCCTCCAGGGTGCCCATGCACTGGGGGTGCGGCACCGACTTGGATGTGGAGGTCCAGAACGCCGACTTGGTCAGTTCCAAGAATGGCGTAATAGGTGTCAAGAGCAGGGTGCATCCGGTGGACATGGCTTCATTGACTGCGTGCCCAAACCCCTCTGCTACAGACAAGCACACTGCGAGTCCACACTCACGCAACAGGGCATCGTATTCGTTCTCCGTCAATACCTCTGACACCAACGTGAGCTTATCGGCAACACTCTCGGGCATCGGGGCAACCTTGACGTGAGCCGGTGCGTGGACAATGGTCAATGAAGGAAGAGCCGCATACAATGCAGGGTTCTTCTGCTGAATCCGCATATACGCCTGCACCAGCGGCTTCGGGTGACGCCAGATGTTCTTACCCACAGTGACAATGCCCTTGCTGAAGTTCTTCTCGGGATTGTACTTCTTATCAATGGATGTCCAGCCCACGTAGTGAACAGGCGCACAACCGGGTATGGCTTCGAACAGCCCCACCGCCTCACGCG